GCATCCACGCGGTATTCTACGCTTTCTATGCGGAAGTCTGCGTCGACATTTTCGTTTGGCAGTGTAACGTGGATTTTGTCTCCTGGCAAAAGTGGCGTGTTGCCATAGTCTATTACTGTGCTTTTAACAGTAAGCTGCTCGGCTGGGTTCTTGTAATAGTCAAGAAGGGCTTTGGCTCTTAAGTTGCATTCGTTGTCGCTGTAAAGCTCCTCGTCTGTATCTGTCAACTCGCGTAGGCCGTAAACGTTTTGGCTGTTCGTGTCTTCTTGCGTGGCGCTGTATCTGCGTCCGCCAAAGAATAAGCTGTCAATCCATTCTGTTCCAGTTCCGCTCGTTCCTGGAAGGTCTGCGCTTACGCGTATGCGTTTAATGCTTGACCATGTAAAGTTGCCCCATATCCTCCAACGGTCTTCTGCTTCTTTGCCTATTGGAATTTGAACGTTTTCCCATCTGTCCTTTTCTATCGTGTAAGCGTAAGTTGCGTAATGGTCCGTGTAACTTGTTGTGCTGTAAAGCATTATGACGCATGCGAAGGCGTCTCCGCTGATTTTATGCCACAAGTTTAAGTGTTTATACAATGAAACGTCTATGGCGTTGTTCAAAGTGAAAACTGCAGCGAGTTCGCTTTGTCCCNCTGCATAAAGCTTTACGCTGTAGTTTCCACGCACTTTATCGCTGNTGTCAAGACTTAANGTTGAACCAATCAAAACTGACCAAGCGCCGTCTGCGGGCGTGAGGCTTTCAGTCCAAGCATCCTTATCCAATGGAACGCTTTTGTCAGCAGCACCATAAATTGTGATTTTGTTGCGGACGCGGTGAATATCCCTGCTGTATTCATACTCTTCAATAAGCTCTGAAAGGCTTACGCTGCTTGTTTTGCTCATACGCGGGAAAAACTCGAATTTGCCATCTGGCGCTATACGAAAATCAAAACCTATAAAGCCCTGCTTGTCCGCAGAACCCGCAATATAACGGATAATGTCATACACTGGCGTATCCTTGTATTCCAGCTTGGCGTAGGTTGTGTCCGTAGCTTCAACAAGCTCCGTGCTGTCTCGCGTATGGCTTAAACCAACATAATAGTCCAGCAAATGCTTAACAATGTCCTCGCCCTTCTGGTTAATGAAAGTTCCAGTGAATACGCGTCGGAAAAGGCGTTCACCCCAGCATCTGCCACTCACACGTGCATAGTTTTCCACAGGCGAAGACTGATACTTGAGACTTTCAATACGGCAAGTAATAATCTGCGGAATGTTAGTGCCTCTGCCAATGCTTATGCTGCCGTCCATACCAACGCTAAGCGGAATAGAACCGTTTGGGCTGTATTTTCCATTCCAGTTTTGAAGTAAAAGCTCAAAACTGCTAACTTCTTTTGTGCAGCCTAAATGCACACGGCACTCAACTACATCAGCTTGCGGAATCCCATACTGTCCAAAAGCTACTGCCATCTTTGGAATTTCAACGCTCACTGCTCAACACCTCGCCTATACAGCTCCTCTTCTCCAGCCCTTGTGATGCTGCGAGTTCGCGTCGGCATTTCAGCAACAGCCTCATTGAAGCTCTGCACAGAAGCTGCTGCACTATTCATTTGGCTTGCAAAATAGCTTATAGCCAAAGCAGCCCCAATAATGGCGGCTATTCCAACGCCAGTTAAAGCCAAAAACGTGGCATAACTAATGTTTAAGGCGTCTTGCGCAACCTTCGCAACCCAACACGCAGCAGCATAAACCTTCTGGGCAACAGCCAAACCCATGCTTGTCCGCATAAACATGCCCATGACGCTGACAACCATCATAGCCGAATTGAAAACACGCGCTTGTTCATCGTTTAGCAAGCCAAACTGGTGGGCAATATGCCCAATAGCGGTTCCAGTAGCGCCTAAACCAGCAATAGCAGCGCCCAGGCTTTTAATCCGCACACTTAAAGATTCAGCATCCGTTTGTATGCGGGCAAACTCGTGACTTGCACGATTAACAGCCCTAATAGTAACGGCAATTTCACGGAAACTCATGACAAACCAGCCTCCATTTTCGCCTGGTCTATTGCCTCGCAAATTATTTGCTCAAGCCTTGGCAGATGCTCTTGAATGGCTGGATACAAGTATGGGCGGGCTTGCATGTAACGGGTGCCAAACTCCACAAACAAGGCGTAAGTTGCTTCAGCGCCTATCTCGGCAACCCACTCTTCTATTTTGGCGTAGATGCTGCTGCGTAAATGTCCAGTTCTTACGGGCGCCAACTGTTTAGCCAAAGCCTTAACATCAGCAGCCCAGCTTGCCAATTGGCGATGCACCCATCTTTGCATTCCACTGTCAAACTGCCTCATGGCTCTTTGAAACTCNTCTATNCCNTCAACGTCACATGTTATTTCAACCGCCATTTGCTTTCACGCTCCGCTTTGGCTTTTTCCTCCTCCACTTGACTGTCTAACTCGTTTAGGATAATGATGAACTGTTGGATGGTTTTGGCTGGCTGCTTGGCGAGTTGGCGTGGTGTCCACCCGAACTCTTTGCAGAGACGGAACTCTGTGAGGGCTTGGTTTGGCTTTCCGCGTCTGATGGCTCTGATAAAAAAGCAGTTTCTTCAAAGCNCACNTTGTTTAGGCGATTCACAATTTGGCTGAACAATTCGCCCAANCCTATTGGAACGCCGTCTTCTTCGCCTAGTAGCTTCTCAAGGGTTATTGGCTTGTGAGGTGGCTGCTCTTTAAGACTCGCCATTATGGTTTCNGCTTGGATGGCAATGTAGTCGCTGCTAACCACTTGTCCAGTTATGGGATGGTATTTTGTATGTTTCTGGATTATNCGNCTGCGTTTTGCCCAAGTAAGTTCTTGGAAAACGTATTTGCCAGCGTATTCCTTACCGAAACGCTCATCTATCTCGACAGTTTCTGTCCTCATCAGCTTATCACCACGTCTCGAGCTATGAATCTGGCTTTCAAGCTGACAAGGTCTTCAACGCGTGTAGGCGCAGCTATATTGTCCCACTTGCAATAAGTGAACAAAGCATAGTTTGAGCCNCCTAAACCAAATTTTAGGCTAAACTCGCTGTCAGCGATAACGTCTTCAAACTCACTTTTGTCTTCAAACTCAAAGGTTAATTCGCCGCTTAAACTGCGGTGACGAGCTGGCAAATACTTTAGCAGATGCGCATTTGAACTGCGTATGACAGGTACGGGCTTAACATTGTTTTCAACTGTAAACTTCCAGTCTGTTACACGCGGTATTTCGGTTAGGCTTCCACCAGAAGCATTTCCACGCTGAACAAAACTTTCAGTGTAAGCAACAGCCCCACCATAATCGCTGTANGTAGCCCCTGAAATTTTACTGGTGCCGACAGCCACGTCCTGTCCAACAAGCTCAACAGTCGCCTTTACAACATCTTCTATGCTGCATTCCACTGTCAACTTGTCTATCCGCATACCCTTATAGAGTAGGCTGATAATGTCTGTTGCAGAAGCCCATAAACCCTTATACCAAACCACTTGAACGCTTAGGCTGTTTAACGTCTGCACATGCTGAATAAAGTTTATAGGCGCATCACTTGGCAGCACATGACCAATCTTCAGAGTTGGCTTAAGCAAACCGCGCTTTAAAGCCGCCAAATCCCTGCCACCAACACCACGCAACTGAATAAGGCTTGGATTCAACGAAGACTCAACGCTTTCAGCGTTTACGCAAACCATCGAAGGATTCGAAGGCGTCTGCCCATACGTTGACTCCACAACATAATAGACGCGGCATTCATGCGCTCCATACGTTTCAGGCATTTCCCATTCACACTCCCACATTTTCAAATAACCATGATTTGAGGANAAACTCGGTACGGTAAATGAAGGGTTTAACGTCCACACGGTCTAAATCGCGAAAGCTAACAACATCCAAATAGGCTAGGTTGCCTCCTGGGCTGCTGTTGTTCTCGCGGACAATACGCAATACTTCTTCAACCATTTTGCTGCGGATAAGCTGGTCTCGGCTCCAAACATTGACGCGTATGGTGCATACGCGTCTGCGAACTTTGCCGCTTAAATCAATTTTTGTGTCGAGGCACTCCGCCAATCCAACCGTTACTTGTCCATCAACATTTTGCAAAGCCTCTTGGCTTAGCCATTCGCGACTAACTTGAATGTTTGCAAGTCTTTCATCTTCTTTTACAACGCGCATGTTCTCACTTAACAGCCTAACAACAGCGTCAACGGGATTCACCACTTCGCTCATGCGCTTGTCAGCCTCCTACAATACGCCTTAAAATAGGCTGGGTCACCCCGCCAATCAAAAGCTTGAACACTTAAAACTTCGTAGTCAACGCTGCCCAAGCGGATTTTGTCTCTAACACGAAACGGCGCAAAAGCGTAAACCGTAATGTAATCGCTTGACAGGTAGCCAGGCTCAATGAGGGCTTCATCAGCCCTAGCATGTTCAATAAAGGCTTGAATGTCAACGCCCTCGCCATAGCTGACTGATTCGCCGCTTTCCTTTACTGGGTAAAGCGTAACAGCCGCGCCGTGAGCCCTAAGCAGCTGCGTAAATCTTGTTCTAGGCTCTTCATAGTTTAGGAAAAACCGCGCCAACCAGCAAACCGTAGCCATAGCCTTCCTATTCTCAACTGGACTGTAGTCAGCGTGTTTAACGCCCCAAAACATGAACTCTTCCATATGCCTTTCAATTATCTTCATGCTGTAGGCGAGGCTTGGCTTGTCATGTTCCCACCGAACCTTCCATAGGATTCCGCTTGTAACAGCGTCATAGTAGGGGCAGGCTGGCAAACGTGAAACAACGTCTATGTAGCCAGCCCAGCAGACAGCAGCGTTATAAGCTGGATACTTGTTGCTTGACCCCACAGAGTTTAGAAAACTGTAAACTTTGCGGCACGATGGGTTCCAGCCTTCATACTCGTACAATCCCAAAAGCGCATAAGCAAAACAGTCGTCATAAACCTCGTTTTCGCTTAAGCCTACACGGTGCCATCTGCCGTCAGAAGGGTCAAAGTAAAGCCATAAACCCTCAAAACCTTCACGTAGGAAACATACAGCCTTGCGCATCATGTTTTGATAGAGGCCTGCGTTTGCCACATCATATTTTTCAGCAAGCATTTTCAAGCCTACAAGCCCGTAGAGGCATTCAATGTCCAACTGCAAAAGCCAGTTGTCGTCTATGTCAACGGCTCTCGCGAAACCGCCATAGGCTTGCTGGTCCTGCATGGTTTTGAGGAAGGTGCCAGCAGCAAGCTTTGCAGCATTCAAGTAGTCAGCATCATTTGTCAGCTCGTAGGCTTTCAGAAGCGAAGGAATAAC